ACCTCCGCTTGGGTGGTTGTCTTGCAAACCTTGACCGATTCAAGCTTCAGTTCGTTAAAGCAAAGGTTCTTCTCGATCTCCTTGAATAAATACAATGCGATTGATTCAGCAGTCGTTTGCTCAAGGAACTCGTTCAAGTACCTATGATCAAGCCTTTGAACTACTCGTCCGACAATTTCTCGGAACACTTGCTGATCCATTAGCCATCCGACTTCCGGGTCAGGTTCTCCGCTGATGGTCACGAATACACGATGCGAATGACCATGCAACTCTCCATACTCCTTGCGTTTGTTCCGTATCCTGTGAGCTGCCTCAAAGGTAAATTCTTCCGTCAGTTTTGTTTTCATTCAGTAACCTCCGCCACCCGTTGCTTGGAGACTTGATTCGCTTATGTATTCCGCACCGCTCACCATCAAGTACCGAAGACAGTCGATTTGGTCTTTGAAGTGTTCCGCCCGACTCTGTCCCGAATACTCCATCATTGAAGTAATCAAGTTGTCGCAATGGTCGCTCACGAAGAGTTTCGGCGTATTGTCAACCGTCATGGGTTCGGTATCGTCCCAACTCAAAGCATCGTTTATTTTCGCAATACCCGCTTCGATATCCACGCCGGGTGCGGCGCGAAATACGAATCCAAGGTTGCTCATCGTGTTGATGATATTCGACTCACCCTCTTTTGTCCGTACCGTGGCCGCACCCATTCGCGGGTCAACGATTCGCTCGAATATGTCCTCCCCGTCTTCCAAGTCCTCGAAGTGATTCTTGTAATCAATATAACCCCAACCGAGTGGACGCTGACCGGGACCAGGTTTGCCAACGCTCTTCCCCGCGCCGTTGACGTGGGGCAAGGCCCAAGCGCCCATCGTGCTGTCAGGGAACTCGCGATAAATGAATATCCTACCGTCACGCATGACCCCCGCCCACAAGGCAACCCAAGGTTTGCTACCGCCCGGATCGCAAATGAAGTAACGAGTGACGTCAATGGACGGATCTTTGATGAACGGGATTTGTTCATGCTCGACCACGTTGGTCTCGCGGTTAAATTTTGGAAAGCGGCCTTGGAACGACTTGGACGGGATTCCGTACAGACGGGCAAGTTTTACTTCTTGGGGTTGCTTGGCATAAGTCCGTACCAATTCATAACCGTCAATGAACGGATTGTCTTGAGTCCATAGGAAATGAATCCGACAGTCAGGCCAATTCGCGGAGATTTGTTCGACGGGTAATTCCCTTTGCAGGAGTTCGCTGTACCTCGTCCTCACGGTTTCCGCACCCTTTAACAAACTATTGATCAAAGGCGTCCAACCTTGAAGAGTCGTGAATGACAAAATCAAGCGTCCATGATAGTCAACCGTTCGGCCAAGCAAGGTTTCAAATATATTATTTGGAACTTCTTCCTCAAGGTGGATGCAATGAGCAGACCATCCCTCGAAGATTTGTGGATCTGCCGCATACTGGCGATAATTGTTAAAGTATATGGTCGAACCCCGTTCTGCATCCGGTTCGGTGGGTGGCAAGATTGCCTTTGCAGAATTGAATCCGTTCTTCTGATTATACTGGAGACTATGATTCGGTCCCTTCTTCTTGGATCTCTTGTATCGAGCGGGAAGCGCAGCCCATACCATTTTCTGCGAGTCTTGAATTGATCGCTCTTCCGTCACGTGCATCGAACGAATCTCCGCTTCGGGAATCGTCTGAGCAAGATGGACAAGCATACGAGTGGAAAAAATACTCTTCGACGAGCGATTCCCTCCCATAATCACGTGGATCTTGTCCTTGTCGAATCGTTCCATCACGCGCCTCCAACCGGGTAACGTCCATCCCCATTGGATCGGGTCTTCCTTTTCGGAACCAGGTTGATCCATCAACAGACGAGTAAGCGTTTGGGCGCGTTCGGGATCTTCTATGGTCAAGCGATCAATCTCTTCGGGACTCAACGCGCATACTAGCTCGCCCTTTTCGTACTTCAAGTCATCCGTCCAAGGAATTCCGAAGCGAGCGTCTACTTCGTCAGTATAGGTTATCTTAGGCATCGAACCGTCTAAGCTTGTCTTGCGTCAGGGCATACCCTACCCCATGTCCCAAGTCGGTCTTGTTCTCCTCGCGAATAAGTTCCTCCTTGAATGCCCATCCTTTGAAATCGAGGGTCGAGCCATCGACCACGCACAAGACGTACACGTCCACGTCGGGATTGACCTTGAGCGTACTGAGCAATCGTGCGGTCTTGTGCCTGGACGCCTTGACGTCATAACGCTTGCCGCTCGCCATTACCCCATCCGCAGATCCGCTCCTTGGCGTGAGTCCCAAGTCGGGAAAGACGTTCATCTTTTTCGCAAATCCATACTCTGCCATCATGCCCATCACGTCCGCTTCCGCTCCGTCCTGGTTGCCCATCTTCGCATCACGCACCCCGTTCCCACGGGCAATAAGACTACGCATTCGGCCAACCATTTGGCAGACTTGGACTTCGTCGGGTTGGAGGGTGAGGATCATTCCCTCGCTAATATCTCCATTGCCATCACTAACCCTTCTTCGAGCGTTTGGACCGCGATTTCTTCTTCCCCAACCGTCCATCCCTCCGAATCCGTTCCAACGTTTCTTGGCTTAATTTCGAGCATGGCGGACCCAGCTTTTTCAAGTCGCACCGTGGTAGCTCGACAACTGAGACGGGTATCGCTCGACCGTATTTTTTCCAAAAGATCGGGTTGAATCCGGGTGGACATTTCACAAATCACTCTTCGCTCTTTCTTCCGTTATCTCGCGCCAAAGATCGGAACATCTTCGCTTCAGTCCCATGTTCTCCTCTTCGAGCTTTTTGTTCCTCGCAACCAACTCGTCCCGTTCCTTGGTCAGACGGACGACCATTTGTTGCCAGGTGCTTATCTTCTTGGTCGGTTGGTAAACGTTCATTCGTCCTCCTCCTCGTCAATCTCAGGTTCAAATTCAATGACGTCGTTGTAATACTCGTCCAAGGCTTCGCTCAAACAATTCAATATGTCCTCCTTCACCAAGTCGCTCTCCTGTTCCCACCTGTGAAAAAGAGCTTTCATTTCGTGAATACATTGTCTGCTTGCTTGGCTCATGGGTTGTTCTTGAAATCAAACCTTCCGTAGCTGGCCGGCATTATGCGTTGAACATTTGTGCGGATCGCCCTCTTCTCGCCCTCTTCGTCCACCTCGAATCCAATGATTCGCGTATTCGCCCAAAAGCGTTCCCACGCTTCGTGCGCTTCCGGCAAAGTGAGTTGCTTGTCACTCCTCTTCCTCTTCTTCGGTTTCGTCATCCTCGTCTTCCTCGACTCCCCACATCTCGTCGCATTTCCAATCGTCGTTCGGTTCTATTGGGTCAATCATCGTATTTGTCGTTTAATTCTTTCCATAAAGTTCTCCATGCAAGTTCTGCCGTTGGCACACATACACCATTGCCTAAGAGTCGGAGACGATCCACTCGGTTGGCAATTGGGTCCACCCTACTTCGAGTCCCATCAATTGTTCCACCCAATTCGGATTGAGCTTTGGTGACCCGTGGTTCTTCCCACTCGTACTGCTTTTCTCCGGGGCGGGCGGGCCATTGTGTTTTTTCGCTTCCTCTATTCCCACCGATTTGCTCAACCCCGCTTGCTTGCTGTTTATCTCGCAATGCGGAGTCTTGTTCGCATCGTTCGATGCCGGAGTCCCCCAATTCTTCGCTTCCTCCGCCAATATCTTTCCTCCCGTTCCGGGCTTGCGACTGCCGGGGTTCCCGGCTCGCGGGGTGGGCCAATTCTCCATTTGATTCAAGTCCCGTCCCAAGCACTTCTGATTGCTCTCCTTCGCGGTTCTCGCGCCCTCCACGTGGTCGGAGGCTTGCGGGGTTGCCCAGCCTCCCAAGGATGAAGCATCGGATGCGTTGGTGAGGCGCGCCCGTTTCCTCCGCGCTGAACAATCCCCACTCCGTTCGGTAACCATCTTCTTCCAAATCGGACAAGACTCGCCATAGCCCCATCGTGACGTGACCTCGGACGTTCTCGAAAAAGCACCAAAGAGGTCTAATTGTCCTGACGTGCTTTCGGATATACGGCCACAAGTGCCTTGGGTCTTCTTCGCCTTTTCGCTTTCCTGCGCTTGAAAACGGCTGACAAGGGTAGCCCCCAATGACTCCACAAATTTTTCCTCGAAAGATTGATGCAGGGAAGGTTTTAAGATCCGAGTAGATAGGGGCGTTATCCATCCGCCCTTCTTCAATCTTCGCAACCAGGTTGGCTTGAGCGAAGGCTTCGATCTCAACATTGCAGACTGTTCTAATATCCACGCCCGCTCGTCTAATTCCAAGTTCAAGCCCTCCGTATCCGGTACAAAACGAGATAACGTTTTGGGTATTATCCACACAACCGGTCCTTCCTGTCGTACCTGCCAACCAAGCGGTACATATCGCCCTGTTCATGAGCCAACTTTACAACCGCACCCAAGCCAAACTTACCGGGTTGGGCCTTGAACTTGCCATGTGTCCCGTCCTTGAATTCAACAAGTCGCAAATACGGATTCTTGGGTAACATATATACCTTCGCGAGTTTCTCCAAAGGTTCTCCCAAAGTCTGACGAATCATGCCTTCCTTCACCATGCTCGCCTCGGAAGGTTCCTCCTTTTTCTCCTCCTTCAAGTCCGCTTCCAATTCCAACAACATGGCAACCGCTTTCTTGCTCAAGCGACCCATGCTCAAGTTCATTCGCAAACTACCCGCCTTGATACCCAACTTTTGCGCAAATTCAGAATGTTCAATACCCGACTCCGCCAATATCCTTTTCGCCCGTTCCGTATTCATGTGTAGTCACTCGTAGTATTTAATCTTGCTATGTCAAGCAATTTGCACTAAAACCCGAAAAAATATGCCGAGAATCTACCGTAGACGAAAAAAACCAAACTCCGTAAGAGGATTCGTGGATGACATGACAAAGAACAAAATAATCAATTCAGCCGCGAAAATCGCAGCCAAACAGTCAAGCGCAACCGCAGAAGCGAAAGAACTCAAGAAGCTCGACCCGGAACTCAGACAGTCAGTCGCAAACTTTCTGCGTTACCGACTGGACATGACCGAACAAGAATTCCTAAACCAGGTAAACAACAAGCTCTCGAACATGGTCGGGGATTCGCTCAACATACTGCATTCCAAACTAGACGAAATACCTCCGCAAAACCTTGCCTATGCGGTCTCCATCATCATGGACAAGTTCCTCACGGTCTCAGGCAGACCGTCCAACATAACCGCATCCGCAAACGTTACCCTCGGACAATCGGACATGTCCCCCGATCAAGTACGCGAGATCCTCAAGGGTGCTTCAAAAACAGTCAAGAAACAACCAACCGAGGCATCCGATCAAAAAGTAGTACACCTTGAAGAAGAAGATCAAGATGGCTGACAAAGGATTGGGGCCGAAAATCATCCGGTTCCGAATGCTCGGTTGGTCATACAACAAAATACAACAACATCTCAACTGTTCGAAGTCCACCATCTCCTACCACCTCGGACACAAACAAAAACAAAAGGTCCGAGACAGAGAAGCAAAATACAAAGACGAGTCTCCGATGCCGCTCATAGTCAAACGCATTTGGCACTTCAAGAATCCACGCACGCTGGCCCCGCCAAAAAAGCCTTGGTATCAGCACAAGTCGCCCCGACAAATACAAAAGGCAATCACGCAAAAATCACACCAGTTCCAAAAAACAATGACTTTCAATTACAAAGACGTTCATGCAAAATTCGGAGATCACTTTCCTTGCGCCCTGACAGGCAGACCACTCGATTGGAACAGTCCGGACGATTATCAATACGATCACATCGTACCCATCGCAAGAGGCGGAGACAATACGCTCAACAATCTCCAGATTTTATGCACCGAAGCAAACCAGGCAAAGGGTCACCTGACGGACGAGGAATTCATCGAG